CGGAGTATCTGTAGCAGGAGTTTTTATGACGACGGCAGATAGTAGCGGGTACGTTACGGGGGCTATTCCAGAGATGATAGTCGATGTCAGTAAGGGCGACACTTTTGAACTATACAATCAAGATAACGGAACTACCTTTTGGAGCTTCGGTACTTATATGACGGTTATAGGATTCAATTAATTTGGCTATTGTTTACCCGGTGTCTTATGTCGTTTGTCCGCAATGGGAGTTATATAATAGTGATTATATTGATTAGCGCCATCGCTGTACATTCCCTTATCGGAAACTATCTCGGTTTGTCCATTCCTCGTAACTTCGATTCGTAGCTTCATCATAATATTTTTTCCAAGAGACGACAAATCAGCGGCTACTCTGATAAAACCATCTGATGGAGCCGTATATGTTGACGTAGTAAAATTACTTGCTTTAGAATAATCTGGAACTGGCAACCTTATGGTCCCCCAATCCACCTTAACCAATTCTTACGACCGTCAATGAGGCATCGGAAAAGGTGACGGTTGCAGCACTATTATCCTTTCTCGCAAGCGTACTGATTGTGGTGAGATCAGCGGTTTTTTGAATGGTTCTCGAGCTCGACATGTTTAAGGCGACACCTCCAGTTGTGGAGGAACTTCCACCGACTGAAAATGTTCTAGTCCCGTTTAGCGCGACAGCGTGCGAGCAAGCCGTAATACCCATCGCGGTCGCTGTCCCCGAATATAACACTAATAAGTCTGATCCTATCGGGAAATCCGACACATTTACGCTTAACATCTCCTGAAAGTTTGTAGTTAACGCGGTCGAAGAACTAGCGTTAGCGTATTTTGCATTCAACGAGCCCCAATCCACCTTGGAAGAATATCTCTATTATTTTGCATCAAACGGGGAAATGAAAGTCTCGACACCCAAAGTTAGCGTTTGGCCGCAGTCGGTAAACCGAATGTCATCAGCACCTATTTCATCCCAAGCATAAACCTGAATTCGCACTTTCGTGCCAACTCGAGTAATCGATCCTGAAATCAAAGTATTCTGATTGTACAACCCGAATGACGGAGCAGACACGACGCCGTGGACATAAAAGTTACTTGGATCTATAAGATATTGATTGTCCCAGCGCGAGGAGCTTAGGACTATCCTCATCCCCGCAGCCGTTTTACCTATATCAAATTCTTCGTCCAGCAGATAGTAATCACCTCCCTTCGGCACCGTGAAAGAATCCGGCAATGTAAATATCTTGGCTATTTTAGCATCGTTAATTCCGGTAGTATAGTCGCTCGTTAAAATGAACTTAGATGGCTTTATCATGATAAATCCTATAATGATATTTACCGTTTCGGAGAATCAATTGGGACGCCGTAAGTGCGGGCGGAAGAGCAGAATCCTGAGTACCCGGATATGGTTGTTCTAGAATGTATGGCATAGCCGCGGTACACGCCGGAACCCAACATTCGTATTTTTCCACCCCCCACAGAATAGAATCCCAGATCCAAAGCTCAACATACGGAACGAAACCCAAGTTATGTTGGATTGTAATTGGTGCCGTAGTAGCATCAGCGGTCCCCTCAAGATAAAGCTTCGGATAATTATAGTTCGTGTTAATCAAAAAATCAAAATTCCCAGTAGTTGAAGCCGCCGCAATATTTTGCGTCATAGCTTCGTCAAATACACCCCAAACCCGCACCTTTGCGTTCACCGTATTATAATAATCGAGATACCCAGATACATAAAGGTTCACCGCATCGCTTCCGACGATAAATTGTTTTTCATAATAATGTGCAGCTCCAGTTTTAGTACCATTAGAATATGCCGTGGCCCAGTTGTCAGCCGAGGCCAGTGCGTTAACGAATGGCGTCGATTTTAAGCCATGTGGAACCACCAAAACTGGCGAAGTTGGTCCAGATGTCCAATTTAGCTCTTTCAACAGCACAATCTTATCCTGCGGAAAATCCGAATCGTAAACGAGATTATTCAAATTAGCCATCTACGACCTCAATTCCGTAAGAACATCCGTTCCATCTTTCGACACCGCAATAATTGGGCTACCGCCACTCGGGTTTTGCCCCACTAGCACTCGAGCTGTACCATCCGCGTCATAAACAACAATTTGTTGCTGGCTAGAATTATTTTGGCCGATAGAAATACGGAGGTTTTCGTTGGCGTCATAGTACTTAAAGCCAGTAGCATCTAGTTTCAATATGATTTTCGAATCTCTTCGGATCACCAGCTCGCCAGAATCTTCATTAATCGAAAGTCCACCAGATAATGAACTGATAGCCTGCGCACCTCTACTCATAATATTTGTGATAATCGCCATTACTGTAGTAAATCCTCTCCGTTAAGCCTCGAGACATTGAGCGTAAACGCCCCGGATTGTATGCTCGCACCGTTTAGTGTCAATTCGGTGACCAAATTCCCGTCTTGTATCTGATAACTTATCCCTAAAATTCGGTAAATCCCGTCATAATCCCCCGCTGCCGTCTCAATTTCGATCATGTCCATCAGCTGAAACGAAAAATCACCCTTAATGCTAGCCGTCATCGTCCGGTTATAATCCCGACGAGCACCAATTAGCTGCCGAGCATACGAGTCCGCCTGACTATAGGTTTGAAAGAATCGGTTATCCGTTATCTCTAGCAACTGATCGCCGTATTTCTTTACGGATTCGTCATCGTAAGCATCGTAGTCGATTCTATCATAAACCTTGGCTGGGGATCCCCAAAGTTTCATCGCTACAATTTCTACGGCAAAATTATTAGTATTTACGAAAGTAATATCGTAAGATGTGGATGAGAGCACGCCAGTAGCAGTTATCCCGCTTTTAACCTCGTTAAGGGACGAATCCTGTGCCGTAAACCAAGAGACAGAAGAAGATTCGCCAAGGGTAGGAGCTACAACATCATAACATGGATCACTTAGCCCACAAGAGATTTTATAGCTTCCGCCAGCCGGAACAACCCATAAAGAGCTAGAGACTGTTTCTGCAGATTCAGATTTCGCATAGATCTCCTGATATTCTTGGACTTCTCGTATATCCGCCGAAATTCGAATATGGTTCACAATATCTGAAAAATCTCCCGCTGCCATATCCAAAATATCATAATCGGTCAGTTTAGCTACTGTCTCCGTATCCGAATTAATGCTAGACGCAGTTTCGAACCGCACGATACCTTTTTCGTCTAGCCAAAGGAAACCATTTTCTGACTGCACGAGCTGTTTTAGAGCAGTGCCAATCGTTTCCCCGACATCGAAAAATACGAACGGGACCGTATAGCGCCCTCGTGCTAATTGATACTGCGATGGCGCTAAACCATAAGACTGCAGAATCGCCGCAATTACTTCGTCAGTTCGCACATTTTGAAGATCTATAGCAGTCGTCAAAGCCTCCGAACAAATGTCCCAAAGAAAATCAACCACGTGATAATCTACGGTTCGAGATTCATTATGAACCGCCGGAAGCTCTTGCGTCAGACCGACAAATTGCGGCAGTATCTGTGTTTCGCCATTAAACCCAGCATAAAGCCGTACCGGACGAGATGGGAGGTTAAGTTCTCCAATGGCAGACTTTGTGTTTAGGGGGATGAAAAATCCGTCAGTATTTGACAATGAAAAATCTAGCTGCCCACACTGAACTTGATATGGAAATTCCAATGCGCGCGACCAATTTACGGATACCAACCTATCCGAAAAATCTTTATAATCGTAGAAGTCCCAATCTTGCGACGGGACATCTATCTCCCCGGATTTCAAAATATCCGCGCCACTTAATTCGGATGTATCTAGCGTGAAAAACGAACCTGTATTAAGCGTTTTGTCGAAAGACACATATAACCTTACTATCGGTGCGATTATTTGACCAAAAGCCTTACTATGAAAACTGTCAGATACACCAATCATGGTAATTGTTTACTCTCCCTGAAGTTTAATATCACATCTTCGACCGTCCCACAAGAATCAATTACCTTCTGCTCATTTAGCGTCATTTTAGCTGTCATTCCGGTAACATTTAAGTTCATCGCGCCATCCACGGTGATTTGCGGATATTTTAGATTTTGATACTGACGATCTCTAAAACCTTTCAGTTTAGCGTAATCTTCCGCCGACATCCAAGCTATTTCAAACGCATACTGCCGCTTTGCCGAGCCGAAATAGGTGGAGATGTTACCATCCATAGTCTGGACATCAGTCTCCGTAATCTGATCAGTCAACGCAATAGGAATCTCCAAGACCGACGATAAGGTCATAGAATCTTGCGCATCTTGAATAGTTAAACTTATCATATAAACCTCGCTTGTTTTACTTGGCCTAGCGCCACAACAATCTGTTCAGCGACCTTACGCCGCTCGCTAGCCGATGTTGCAAACACGCCGGAAACATTTATATTTATCACTTGACCAGACCGAGCTTTAGGCGTACCCGTAGACTGATCAACCTCATCTGCAGATAATACATATTCTCCCTTGTGTACCACGCCAGCGACTTCATCCGGATCACCTCGCCCAGTGTAGCCACCCGTTGCCCAGCCTTTATATTTTCCAGTCCCTTTCCACTCGCCATTAGACAAAATCATTTCTTCGTTTGTAAATCCAGCACCTGAAAAGAAATTGTAAAATCTCTGCGATAATCCGGCAAAGAGGCCCCCATCGCTTGACAGAGATTTATTAATATTATCAAGGAAATTATTGCTAAAACTAACCCCAAGGTTATAACCGATTTTACCCAGTTTGTCGCTATTTTTCTCTAAGGCCTCGTTCAGCGAGTCTAAAATAGAATTCACTAAAGTATCACCAATTAGACCGCCATTAACCTCCGCCTCAGCAATCTGCTTTTCGTAACTCGCCTTCTGTGCTAAATACCGCTCATTAAGAGATTCTATTTCGTCAAGCAAAATAACATCCCTAACAGAGTTTAACTCGTTGCGGTGCTTTTCCATGAATGCGAGCTCTTCCGCCAACTCTGACTGAAGCCCAGCAAGCCTCTGCTCATAACTCGCTTTATCTGCCGCGTTTTGGACGTCTAGCTGATTTTTTCGGGCGTCGGTTTCTCTTTGATAAAGCGTTTGTTCCTTAGCTAACGCAAACTCTACCTGCGCCAATTTTTCGCGATTATAATCATTATTATATCGTTGGAGAAATGCCATCTGTGTCATCAGTTCATCGACTAAAGACTGATGATCGCGCTCTTGTTCAGCAAGTGTTACCGCGAAATCAGCGTTTCGTTCCTCAACGGCCTGCCGGTAATCGTCGTTCGCCTCCTGAATCTGCGTAGTCAGGTCAGCAATAGTTTCCTCGTGTTTAACGGAAATTTCCTTCAGATCTCGTTCGTAATCTCGTGTAAGTTTAGCGATATTAGCTCGTAAATCGGCAATTTTCTTCGCTGTATCAGAAGCCGAATTCCCGACATCTAATAAATGCTCCAACAGAATATCTTGGTTTTCAGCAGCGTCTCTCCCTGTTCCACCAAGTTTTTCTTCACTTTCATCGAGCTCATTATTCATTACTGCCGCAACTGCACCAGCAGCAGCAAAACTAGCCACTGCTACCCCCAGTGCTATAAAACCACCGGTAGCGGCTTTAGCGACAAGGCTCATAGTAGTCATTGCGGTCCGAACAGCTACGATAGCCTTTTTCACCGTCAAAAACACTGCAATGAGCCCGCCCGCTCCAGCCAATACCCCCACAAAAGTTACAATACCAGCCACCAAGGCCTCATTTTGTCCCATCCAATCCGCGATCCCGCCCACAATTGGTGAAAATTTCTCGAATAAGCTGCCTAAATTTGTTTGAAGCTGCGTAATACTAGCGTCGAGCTTAGATTGCGCACCGGCTAAGCTATTAGTATATTCTTCCGCATTCCCCTCGAATACACTACCTTCCGACAATATACCATTATAAACAGCCTGAGCCTTCTGCGCTTGCGTAAGGTTGGACGATGAAACTCCTAAACTGGCGGCATATTCTTCCTGCATCTTCGCGATGTTTTTGGTAACGCCAGCTGCATCAGAAAGGGTCGAGTTTTCCATCCGAATACCTTCGGTCGTTACTCTAACTGCCTCAGAGACCGAATAATTAGCCTGCCGGTTGTAAACGGCAGCATCCGTAAGCACCTTGATCATTTGAGCAGCACCATACGCTGAATACCCGTACAGTTGCAAGTTCTTCATCGCCGCCGCTGCATCAGTCTGCGACAACAGCCCATTCGCCGTAGATTCAGAAATAGCTTGCATCGTTGCGCTAATATCGTTGCCTGTAGCACTCGCCACAGCCTTCACGCCATTCATCGCCGCGCTATATTCGTTATATTTATCTACAACCGTCCCGACCGCATCAGCAGCGGAAGAAAGAGAACTAATGCCAGTTTTGAGTGTCTGGACACCCAAAACGATATCTGCCAACGATTCCGAAAAGCTTTTTGCGGACTTTTTGCCTTTTTCACCGCTTTCTTCTATCTTTTGTCCAGCCTCGCTTAGCCCCTCGTCGAGACCAGATAAATCTATTTTGGTTCTATAAATAACCGTGCCAACAACTTCACCTTCCATTAAGTCGCCCTCCTATAGAATTTTTCGCAAAAAATGATATAATTACCTTATGAAAAACGACAAAAAGTCGAAAAGGCGTAAAATTATCTTCTTTGACGAAGACGGGAAAATGCCGATAAATACATTTCTTCTCTTGATGGTTATTGTAGAGATTGTCTTTTGCATTTTGATCTGGATATAGCGTTGTCTTCATTAGTAATATACCCTCCCAGTTACCGAATAAATTACTCTCCCATCACCATCTTCGCCGTTACTCGCGATCGCGCCGAGTGGCTCAAGATAGACGCATGCGAACCCTTCGTTCGTATATGGTAGCACCGCCGGCAAAACGTACTGCGAGCCGGAATTGTTGATAAAATCTACTATTTTTTGTAGCCGCAAAAGCCCATCGAGGTCATTCTTGCCTCGCGAGAATATCTGGTATGCCGTGGATCTCCGAGCCCCACGAACATAACTTCCCCCCAAATCCGTGATATAGCACCCGATTTTTCCAAGTCCGAGTTTTTCCCAAAATAAATCCTTGTCAATCGTCCCGAGCTGATTATCCTCGAGATATTTTAGCAAAGAAAGCGTAATCGATCTGCTTACAGCCATACCTTCAGCCCTTTCTCCACGACCTTGTCGCCAGCCTTCTTTAGATAGGACTTACCGGTCCCCGGCGTCGTATAATGTCTCACCACTCGGGTCCCATCTTTACGCATCCCCCGGTGCTGATATTGCGCGTATTGAATATTCCCGCCGCCGAAAACCACGGTGCATCCGTTCTCCGGATAGAAGAGCCTCCCAGATGCCATTAAATCGCCGCCTTCATCTTTTGGCGTAATCACCCGTGCGGTAGCTAAGATAGAAAGGCCCATCTTTTTAATCCCGCTCCGCAAAATCTGTTGCTGTTTTTCAACCCAAGGTTTCGAGCTGTCTTGTAGCATCACGCTAGTCACCATTGCCAGCCCCCTCAGTAAAGACAGCCGGCTTCAGTGTCAGGGTATAGTACTCGACCATACCGTTATCGAAGTTCGTCCCCGCCGTCGCTCCCTTGATCGTGTAGGTTCGGCCATTAACTTCAACCCCATTGCCAACTAATTCCTGACAGTTTTGAATCTCAAAATCCTCTGGACGGACATGCAAAGTCGCCGCGCTGTCTTCTATCTCGATATTGCCAGATTGTGACATCCCACTCCGTTCTTTAAAAACACCAGTCAGTGTTTTTCGCCCGGAAATCATATCTCCAAGAATCTGACTCTGCGAAATCGTCAAATAATCGTAAGGGACCGTCTTAAATACATCGAAAACAGTCATCTGTCCTCCCGCTTCGCAACTTCGCCTGACATTGCCCATACTTGTCAATTATCGACGCATTTTGCCGCACAAACACTTCCATCGCACTCATATTCGCCGCTCCCGTATCATAGTTGATCGAGAAATCCTCGACCTTCTTGCTCGAAACCCCAAAATTCTTAGTATCACCCTGCTCCCGAGTAATCACTCCGAAACACCGTGCTAACAATAATTGCAAGTCGACCGGAAGTTCACCTAGTTCCTCGAACTTTAAGCATAATAGATCTTCTAGCCTCGCCACAGCGATCTGGAGATAGAGAGCATAATTCTCCACCTCCACAACCTCAAGAGGACGACCAAGCAACGCAGCCATCGTATCTTGCGAAATTATCGGTTCATTACCCATGTCGTCCTCCTGTTAGTATTAGCTGTTATTAGTCTTCCGTAGCAGATTTATACCCTGCCGCCGCCTTATATCCTTCAAGCGACCCGTAAACTGGCTGTTCGACCATCATATAGTCAAGGTTCTTATTACCGTCGAACCAGTTCCGGACCGTCGTATCCGGCCCGCCGAGCGTGTAAGCGTTCGTGCGATAGGCGATAACATCGAGACCAACTCGCGTAAAATCCGCTTGGTCGAGCTCGATGATGTCCGCGACATTGAAGAGCTGCTTGAAATCCGTGCCCGGAGCAAACATATAAGCTCCGTTCGTATTTTTCATCAAGGATAGATTAGCCAACTCGCCTTCCGGCAAAACAAGCACTTTTCGTTCTCCATTCGTGCCGACCTTAACCTGCGCCAAAGTCTTAATGATTTTCGCGTAGAGATCATCTGCCGCGACATTTGCAACCGAAGTCGCAACCGTCGCTGCATAGCTGTTCGCTGTGCTCGAGCCATTAATATCTGCCGCCATCGAGTATAGCCCATTCGTGCCATCGAATACGCGATAATCTGGATCAGATCCGGTAGGAGCGGAAACACCATCGCCCATAATCGCACCACGCACAATCGCGTGCTGAACACGGTCGTAAAGTTCCCTCTCACGGAAGACATAAAGTTCGCCACTTTCGTCATTAACGATATCAATCCAGTTCAGCGGAAGTTTCTTATAGATAACCTGCAAACCAGCATTACGCGGAATCGCCGTGATATCTTGGTTTGCTTTCTCTTCGCCCCGCTTGTGGCCTTGCGCCGTGCTCGTGGTTGTCATAGCGTAAAACTTGGACGCTTTAGCACGCGTTCGGCGGAAGGTGGCCAGAGCCCCAACTTGATCAGTCCACGCCTTGAAAATTACCTGCTCAATTTCGGTCGGCAAGAACCCGTTCTGTCCAGTGACGGTAATACCTTTACTGGCAAGATGCGCGCCCCATGCCGCGTTAAGCGTTTCTCGGTCCCCGCCACAGCGCTTCGACATCTTCGCGAAATCGAGCACCGCAGCCTTCGATTTAAGATAATCGTTCGTCGTTTTTGTTGAGGTCTCCGCTTGCGATGGCATCTTTACCTGTTTCGCAGCGACTTCTTTATTATTTAAATCACTCATAGATTTCTCCTTTTCATCATTTAATTTCTCAGTGGTCTCTTCTTGACCTTTTGTTACCCCCTCAGTTTTTGTTTCCTGAGCTTTCTCAGCCCCCGCCTCCTCCGTAACCGTTTCGGTCGTCTCGGTTCCTTCCGCCTTTTTCTCAGCATCCTCGACTTTTGTCTCTTCCGGTTGTGGCATTTCTTCTCCTTCCGTTCTTAAAGCTTTAACTAAAGATTTAACTGCTAAAACCTGCGCGTCTTTATTCGAGCCTCGCGTAACGAGTGAAACTTCGATGATCTCGCCACCTTCATCGACTTTCGTTTCCGCATTGTACGAGTAATCTCTAAACTGAATCGAGAAAGCATTGTCTAGGTGCCCCTCTTCGATCAGCTTGAAGACATCCTGCGCATACTCCCGCGACGAAATCCCGACCTCGAAGATCAGTTTCCCGTCTTCAAACATCGCACGACGCACCGATCCAATCGTGCTGCCCACATCCCACAAATCATGATTCGTGAGGAAAGGGATATCGATATTCTCAGCACCGCCTTCAGGTAAGTCCTTCACGACGATCTCGCCACCGCCCTTAAGCGGTAAACGAAAAGTATCGATCTTGACTACCTCAAAGTCGCGATCTTCGGACGCCGTAGAGGCAACAAATATCACTCGGCGCTCCTGAGCCCCGTCAGCTTCAGCCGTCGTAATCTTCATTTTTTTAAGTGAAAGGGATTTAGTTTTGTCCATAATCTTATCCTTTCTTAGTTTTGCAAGTCGCCCAACTGAGCATTGACTTATCATGAGTATGAAAAAATATCGGATCCGTGGTCAAACTTTATTCTGGCTCTTTTTTACAATCTGACCCCAGCATACTCAACGGGCTTTTTCGCCATATCACGTATCGCATACGCAATCGCATCCATACAGTGATCATTGCCGTCTTCTGGCTCGTCTAAAATCTCCCCCGTGCGTTTCTTACGCCACTGGTAAGTCAAATACTCCTGCTCGAGCTCCTTATCTGCGGTACAGTAATGGATTTTTCGCCTTAAAACTAGCTCGATATTATATCGTTTCCCATTTAACTTTTCCCCCGGCGTTTTGTCGCACCCGATCGCCCTAAGCCCATTTGCGACCATCTCCGCAATAATCTCCGGACGCGCATTATCGCAAACAAACAACGCTGGTGGCAATTTTTGGCATCTTTCAATAAGCTGTGGCGTCAATAGCCGCGTCTCTAAAATCTCTTGTTTCAGCCAAATCTCTCCGTCCTCGTCCTCGTAAACAGCAATGACCGCAGTCGGATCGTTCGAGAACCCAAAATCAACGCCAAATCGTTTTAAAACGGCATTCTCAGGCATTTTTTCGTATGGCAGCCAACCTTCATAGATATTCCCCTCAAGACTCCCAATCTCACCGAGGCCATACACTCTCCACCAGTTGCTCGTGCCGTCTCCTCGCTCCTCCTCAAGGTCAGACACAGTATCTTCATCGAGCGCTTCATTGTCTAGGTAGTTCACCTTGATAAACGCAGTGCTCTCTTTGCGCCTCTCATGATTAACCAATTCCGTGTGCGCCCAAAATTCGTTCACTGGATTAAAATCAATGATACGGTAGCCCCTAGTACGCTTAGCGAGCTGACGATAGG